AACCAGAATACAAAGAATTAGTCACAAAACTAAAAAAAGACCGTAATTACGAGGCCTTTAAAGCAGAATATTTCGAGCCATTCGTTATGGGAAAACACATAACATGGCAACAATACCAAATTCTACTAGCTGTGAATGATGCAGAGAGTGGGATAGGAAAGCGTAAGCTCACCATAAGCGCCGGGAGAGGTGTTGGAAAGTCATGTGCCTTAGCTTGGGTGATTATATGGTACTTATACGTACATCCACGTAGCAACGTACCTTGTACAGCCCCCAATCAAACGCAGATGTATGACGTTTTATGGAAATATATATTTACTTGGGTAAGCAAACTACCGGCTGGCCATAAAGAAAAATTCGATGTTCAGGGTTCTTATGTAAAATTTACAGAAAGTCCAAAAGATTGGTTTGCACGTGCCAAAACGGCTCGTAAGGAGAATCCAGAGGCTTTAGCTGGTTTGCATGCAAAATGGATGTTATTGGTCGTTGATGAAGCTTCAGCGGTTCATGATAAGATAATAGAGACAGGGGAGCAGTCGCTTACAGAGGAAAATTACATTATGATACTTATTTCTAATCCCACAAGGCTTGTAGGACATTTCAGAGAAACTCATAGAAACGAAAAATATTTAAAATATTATCGACCATTTACATTAAATGCAGAAGATTCGCCGGTTGTAGATAAAAAAGAAATACAAGAAATCATTGATAAATATGGTAAAGACTCAGATGAATACAGAGTTTCTGTTTTAGGAAAGTTCCCGCGCGCTGATTCGGTTGATTCAAAGGGTTATGTTCCACTTCTCCTAGATTTAGATATAAAAAAAATTCAAGATATTGCTAATGATGATTTTATAGGAAATATTAAATTAGGGGTTGATCCAGCTGGAGAAGGTAAAGACACTACAGAATGGGTTGTTAGGGATGATTTTAAAGCTAAGGTATTTTATTCAGAAAAAGTTTCAAATCCTAAGTCAATTGCACAAAAGACAATAACGATAGCCACATCATTAAATATTGATGATTCCGCTGTTTCAGTAGATATGTTTGGAGAAGGAGCTAATACAGTTAAAGAATTAGCTCTAGCTGATTGGAATGTTATGTCTCCAAATGTAGGTAATAAACCAGAGGATAAAGAGGATTTATTAATTTATCTTAACCAGAGAGCTTGTTTCTATTTCAGATTAAAGGAATGGATAAGGAAAGGTGGGGAGATAGTTGAGGATAAAGAATGGAAGGAAGAATTACTTCAAATCAGATACAGGATGGGTATCTCAGGTAAAGTTCAGATTATGAGTAAGAGAGATATGGTATCTGAGGGTTATAAATCACCAAATAAAGCAGACGCTTTAATGCTAACATTCGCAGATGAGGACTCAAATTCATCTTCTCGTAATGTAGTTACACACAATGTTAATATAGGAAGTAAATCAAATTCGTTTGATAGACATAGCGTATTTTAAAATTATGCCAAATAAAAATAAAACTAAATCAGAGGGTTTAACTGTAGACAACGAGCTACAAGATAAAAAAGTCTGGAATCCAAATAAGGAGCAATTAGAAATCCTTGCTTTTTATACTAAAAGAATAGAATCAGCACGATCACAACGTGCACAAAATCGTGATGAGTTTGATGGTTTGACATATCAAGATGACTATGAACTTAATAAGCGGGCCGGTAACGCATACCTACCACCAAGATTAAATGAGAATGAGGTTAGAATTGTTACTGGTACGACTGAGAAAAAAATTGAAACAGTTTGGAATGAGCTTTTAGGTATGAATTTACAGTCTGAAATCAATGCTTATGATACTGATGATAATTTTATTAAAGAATTGGGTAATGATTTTAATGATGTAGTAAATAGAACTAACCAAATCGAGCGGGATGATGATTTTTATAAAGAAGCTATTAGAGAAATGTTAGTTCAGAGAGCGGTGTTTATTCAGGAAGTTGATGAGCATTTAACATATATTAAAAAAACACCAACAAAAATTTCAGATGAGGGCGACACGTCTCACACTGAAGGAACCGTGACTACATATAATAGACCAAGGAAAAAACTTATTTCAGGACTTCAGGTTTATTTAGGGGATATGAGTATTCCTTTTTATAGATTTCAAGAACAACCATATATAGTTTTATATTTTAGAAAAACATACGATGAAGCCCGTGCGCAATATCAAGGTTGGAAAAATTGGGAATTTGTTACTAAGGGCGCTTGGAACTCAGATATACGACCAGATTTTTATAGGATGAATGATATTAATGATGAGGAGGTTGAGGAAATACATATTATTGATCCTTGGAATAATGAGTATATGATAATGATAAATGGTGTAATGATGTTTGAAGAACCAGTGGCTTGCCCTTGGGAGGTGTTACCAGATAGAAGATATAATATGATAATGGTTGCTATTAAACCTATGGGTACAGATTTTGCTTATGGTAAATGTTTAGCCGCCTCAGCTAAAACTTTACAGGGATTAAATTCAGAAACAATCAGACTTCTTATTAAAAAGTTTAGACAATCAGTCCAGCCCGCACTTGGCACGAAGGGTAAAAAGATATTTAGTTCAGATATTTATGATGAGGGTTCAGTTACTAATGGTATCAAAGAAGGTGAGTTATTTAGGATAGATCCTAATCAGTCAGGCGTTACTTCGGCTGAGTTTAATGTATTTGATTTGATTGAGAAAAAAACTGAGGAATTTATTGGAGCTGGTAATACAGCTCAAGGAGTTGGTCAAAAAGGTGAGCAAACTGCCACTGAAGTTTTAAATCAACAAAAACAGTTTATTAAAATGCTTGGTATGAGTGTGGTTTCATTAATGGTTATGAAACGAGAATCCACTTACCAAAGATTATATAATTTATTAGAGAACTACACTAAGTCGACTGGTAAGAAATTAAATCCTGTAACTGAAGAAATTGATAATTTATTTAGGAAGTTCACAAATACTGAAGGAGTTCTTTCTAATGGGAAGAAAGGTAAAAAAGTTGTACAGTTTATAGATAGACCATTAGAGTCAGTTGAAAAAGAGTCTGTATTTAATTTTGAAAATAGAGAAGAAAGACTTGGCCGACCTACTAAATTCAGATTTGTTAATGTTACTCTTTTGAGTAAAATCCCAATGTTATGGTTTGTTACTGTTAATCAAAAAGAAAGAGACGGAAGCGCATTAGAAAAAGTAATGTTTACTGAAAAATTAAATCAAGGTGTAGCGATTTCAGAGCTTATAGGAAGACCAATGAATCCAGATAAATTAATTGAAGATTACGAAACAACTTATCAGGCTAAGAATATGTTTCAAGAAGCTCCACCACAACAAGCTGGAGGACAACAAGCTGGGGCAGGAGAAGTTTCTCCACAAGAAATGGCTGGGTTAGATAAGCAGATTAGTGGTTTAGACCAAGGTAAAATTGGAGATCAATTAAAAGAAGGTGCAGTAGCTGGTCAGACTAACGCGCCATCATTAAATACAATGGAAGGCCAAGTAGTTTAATATGATAAATTATTTAAAAACAAATAAAAAACTCAGAGAAGAATTAAGTGATGTGCAAGATGAGATAGATGAATTATTACAACAATATGGCGACCCTAAATTTGTGGTTGAGCAAGTTTTAGGGCGGGGAATAAAATGGTATGACGCTAGCCAAATAGAATCTGAAGAAGGTAGAAAAATTTATCATAGAAGTGCGAAAGATATATTGAAAAATAAAGCATTTAATAATGAAGTGAATAGTATTGTAGCTGACTGCGTGAATTATTGTGCAAAGAAATCTCCTAACCATGAGAAGACATTGGGAGCTAGAATGACAATAAATGCCTTGGAATTATTAAAACAAAGAATTGAGGATATAAATTTAGAGGGTGGAAAAATAACACAAAAAAGTGATCGTTTAGACGATTTATATAATAAACATTATAATTAATACTCACAGCTCCGTCAGCTTGCAAGTGACGTGTAATGAGTAACAAAATTATGCCAAAAGAAATTGAGTTAGATGATGGCACAAAAGAAACTGTTTATACCGAAGACGAAGTCAAAGGTTATAAACAGGGTGCCGTAAAAAACAAGGAAAGAAAAGAAACTTTAAGTAACTTTTCTAAAGAAGTTGGAGCAAAAGAAGGACAAACTATTGAGGAGAAACTTCAAGAGTTTAAAGAAAATGCTAACCCAAATTTTGGGAAGTATCGTGCTAAGGGTAAGGCTGATGCTAAGAAATTAAAAGAATTAGGTTTCGAGCATGATGATGAAGGAAATTTAATTGACGGCGATAAGCCTGTCACT